GAAGACTACCGTAACTGTTACACCAGCATACTGCTATCTGTACCACAATTAAACAGTCTACAGGGTCAGTATGACCCCAGACTGTTTAATACAGCACCAGTTATATTACAGTATCTCTACCTAGATATTTCTGTCAGTATAGTTACAGGGGGAATATACTGTCTGACCTGCACTTTTATAATAGTTTTACAGAATGTGTTCGTTTAGACTGTTTGAACGGATTAAGTATATATAGAACAGTAAATATCTTCGCAAGTCTTTTATAGCCTTGCTCAGATGCTGTACAAACAACTGTACAAAATACTATCTGTAGGATGGGCGTAGTCTGCCTATAAACTGTTAGGGGATGTACGTGGCGACAAAAAGTGGCTTTCAAAAGGGTGGGGAACACTTCGCCGCCAAGGGTGTAGCCGTTGCCAAAGAGCAGGTGCTAGAATCTGTTAGGGCAGGAATGTCTCTTCAGGCGGCAATGGTCAAGGCAGGTAAAAAGCCAGACACCGCCAGAATCTGGATGATGCGCGACCCAGCATTTGCTCGCTCCTTAGAGGAAGCGCGCGATGACGCAGAGAAAAAATCTTTTGCAAGCCTTGGTATGGAGAAGGAGTCAATTCCCTTCAAGGACTTTTCAAAGTTGTTTTTAGACCAAACTGTATTTCCGCATCACCAAGATTGGGTTGACCTACTTGAGGGGCATGAACCTTCGTGGTTACACCCTAGTATGATTTATGAACCAGGGGAGCGAAACCGCCTATTGGTTAATGTGCCACCTGAGCACGCTAAGTCCACCGTTATCACGGTGAACTATTCAACTTACCGCATTGCCCTCAATCCTAACATCCGCATCATTGTGGTATCAAAGACATTGAATAAGGCGCGAGAGTTCGTATACGCTATAAAGCAACGATTGTCCCATCCACGCTGGCTCAAACTGCAGACCGCATATGGTCCAGAGGGCGGCTGGAAGCAGGACGCAGATACTTGGCGCACCGATACTGTCTATCTTGGGGGCGATGCGCGTAACTCAAGTGAAAAAGACCCGACTCTCCAAGCGTTAGGTATGGGCGGTCAGATTTACGGTGCACGTGCTGACCTTATTATTCTGGATGACTGTATAACCACGGCTAATGCTCATGAGTGGGAACAACAGATTAACTGGTTACAGAAAGAAGTTATTACCCGTTTGGGTAAAAATGGTAAATTGCTAGTCGTTGGGACACGAATTGCAGCAAATGATTTATATAAAGAACTTCGTAATCCGAAGCATTGGTCAGGTGGCAAGACTCCGTTTACTTATATGGGCATGCCTGCTGTATTGGAGTATTCAGAGAAGCCGCAAGATTGGGTTACTCTCTGGAAAGAGTCGGACGTCCCGTGGGATGGCGATGATGACACTCCTCAGGAAAACGGCTTCTATCCCAAGTGGGACGGGCAAGCCTTATTTAGACGCCGCTCGGAGGTCACACCCTCCACTTGGGCACTCGTATACCAGCAAGAAGACATACAAGAGGATTCAATCTTCCCACCCGTGCTGGTGCAAGGGTCAACTAACGGGATGCGCAAGCGAGGTCCACTAAAGCCTGGTGCTGCTGGACATCCTTCTCAAGTAGAACCTCACATTGTAGTTGGCTTTGACCCTGCTATGGCAGGTAATGCTGCATTTGTAATTTGTACTTACAACCGTGCAGACGGCAAGATTTACGTTAACGATTGTATTAACATGACGGAGCCAACTCCACAAAAGATTAGGGCGACAATTGAAGAACTGGTTATTAAATATAAACCGCAAGAGTTTAGAGTTGAAATCAACGCCCACCAAAAAGCCTACTCCCTTGATGACGAGTTACGAAACTGGCTTGCTGGATACGGCGTACGCCTTGATGCTCACTTTACAGGCAAAAACAAGTGGGACACATCCTTCGGCGTTGCGTCAATGTCTAACCTATTTGGCACAATCCGAGAAGAAAAGTTCCAAAAGAACAACATTATAGAACTACCTTCTTCTGAGGGCAGTGAAGGTATAAAGGCTCTTACTCAACAACTGTTGACCTGGAAGCCAAATACTAAAGGCAAAACAGATACTGTTATGGCACTGTGGTTTGCAGTCATTCGCATCCGCGAACTTATGCAGTCTAATAGTCATACATCTATGTATGCCAACAATCGTTGGGCTACTAAAGCACAGATAAATAATAGATACTCAATTAACCTAGATGATGCCTTTGCAGACCAATGGCACGAAACATATGGATAGGAATTAAAATGGTAGCACCATTAGTAGGAATAGCAGTTGCTTCTGCAGCAAAATTAGCAGCACAAAAACTTGCAAAAGAATCAGCAAAGAGAGCAGCAGTAAAAGCGACTTCAAAAGGTAAGGCTAAAGTAGAAAGTCGAATTAATCGACTTAATGAAATTGCAGATTATCGTAGTGGTGGAGCATTTGGTTATGAATATAAAAAAGGTAAACTAAAAGAAGTAGTTGAAAATTCTGGTACTAAAAAAGTTAAGCCACGAAATATTAAAAAAGTAACCGATAAAATGGCTCCAAGTTCTAAAAAAGATTACAAAAAGTATAAAGAACAAAATAAAGGAACAGGACCATTTAAAACACCTAAGGTTCCAGTAAAGCGCAAGTCTAAGTAATTTTTAATTAATCGTTAGGACAACAATGGCATTAACAATAGAGCAAGTAACGGCACGGGTTGATTCCCTTCGTTACCGTAATCACGAACGTGATGCGCGTAATCTTGACGTACTTGCAGTCCGTAAAGGAAACATTTCTCAGGTATATCCTAACTTTTTTCCAGAAGGCGTAGATGCCAACGTAGTAGCAAACTTTATTGACATTGTTGCACGTGACCTGTCTGAAGTTATGGCTCCGCTTCCAGCAGTTAACTGTTCTGCAGCCAACCAAGTATCTGACCGTGCTCGTAGTTTTGCTGACAAGCGTACTCGTATTGCATCTAATTATTTCCAGCACTCAGACCTAGCGGTACAGATGTATTCAGGTGCTGACTGGTATCTAACATATGGATTCGTCCCTTTCATTATTGAATTAGACGATGAAGCAAAACTGCCACGTATTCGCATAGAAAATCCTATTGGGGCTTACCCAGAGTTTGACCGCTATGGACGTTGTGTGGCATTTGCTAAGAGATATTCTCTAACACTTGGTGAACTGGTATCTCAGTTCCCAGAGTATGATAGAGAACTTCTTGGTGAAGATGGTTATAACCAAGACCTTAATGCACAAATTGAGATGGTTCGTTATTACGATAAAGACCAATCTATAATTTATGTACCACGTAGAAACAATCTAGTTCTTTCTCAAGCGGCAAACCCACTTGGCAAGATGATGGTTGTTGTTGCACGTAAGCCATCTATTGATGGTGAAATGCGTGGACAGTTTGATGACGTACTTGGTATTCAATTACTGCGCAACAGATTTGCATTACTTGCAATGGAAGCAGCAGAAAAGTCTGTTCAAGCACCCATCGTACTTCCACAAGATGTACAAGAACTTATGCTTGGTGGAGATGCGGTTATCCGTACAGCCAACCCAGCAGGTGTACGCCGTGTAGAACTTAACATTCCGCCAGGTGCTTTTACAGAACAAGAAATCCTTAATCAAGAACTGCGTGTTGGTTCACGCTATCCTGAATCTCGTACTGGAAACATAGATGCTTCTATTGTTACTGGTCAGGGAGTACAGGCTCTTATGGGAGCCTTTGATACACAAGTTAAATCTGCACAAGCAATTTTTGCTGCAACTCTTCGGGACATTATTAGCCTTTGCTTTAATGTAGATGAATTACTTTATCCAGAAGAAAAAACAATTCGTGGAGTAGATTCTGGTTCACCTTATGAAATTACTTACAAACCAACTAAAGACATCAAGGGCGATTATTCTGCTGATGTTCGCTATGGCATGCTTGCTGGTCTTAACCCAGCACAAGGTCTTATCTTTATGCTTCAAGCACTTGGAGGAAAACTCATCAGCCGAGATATGGCTATGAGAGAACTACCATTTACTGTTAACGTTACACAAGAATTAGAAAAGATTGAAATTGAAGAGATGCGTTCAGCACTCCTTGGTTCACTTACGGCGTACACACAAGCAATTCCACAAATGGCTACTCAAGGTCAGGATGCTTCAGAGGTGGTTCGTAAGATTGCTGCGGTAATAAAGGCTCGTCAAAAGGGACAAGCATTAGAGGACGCGATAGAAGAAACCTTTGCTCCGCAGCAGCAAGTTCCTCCTGCTGGTGCACCAACTAATGCGGTTGAGCAAATGTCCCCTGCTCCCGCTGGCTCGCCAGCAGGAGGTTCTCCAATGCTAGAGCAACCACAAGCAAGACCAGATTTACAAACAATGCTTTCAAGTCTTTCTGGTGATGGACGTGGACAAGCAGCAGTAAGAACAACTAGAGAACGAGCAATCTAAGGAGTAAATCATGGCAGCACAACGTAAGCGCAAAGTACGTACTGTTGTTGATGATAACTACTCAAGACTAGATGAATATACAATTGGTTTACACGAATACTATAAGTCTTTACGCAAGGCTGGCTTTTCTGTAGAAAACGCACTATGGCTATTAGCATCAAAAGAATCGCATCCTGATTGGATGCAAGAAGTTACAATGGATGACATTAGAAATCATATTGAAGAAGAAGAGGATTAGAAATGGTTGAAAGAAGAGGCGGCTATCGACAGCCTAATAATCCAGCACCAGTTTCAGGTCCTAGTGCGCTATCACAACGCACAGATGGTGGACCTACACAACCTGCTCAATATATTTCTGGACTCCCTTATGGACAAGGACAAGCAACATATGACCAACAAACTTCTGCTCCTATGGCTGGTAATAATACCGCGCAACCAACATTGCAAATGCCAGAGCCGACTCCACTTATGGCTCCAACCGAGCGTCCAGATGAACCAGTAACTGCTGGAATTAATTCTGGACCTGGACCAGGTTCTGAAGTTATGATGGACCGCCCTAATCAGTCTTATACACTTGCACAGACTTTACAACAACTTATTAAGTATGACCCAAGTGGAGATACTGAAATGATTTACAGAGCATTAGTTGATGAAGGATACTAATGGCTTACAAAGTAAACTATGTCGTTGCAAAGACGAGTCCCAATCTTTATGCTGCCGCACAACAGGGTAACTTAAATCCAGAACAGACAACTCAACTAGAACAGTTTAGTTGGACTATTCAAAAAAATAAAAATTTAATGACACTTCCCGTAGAAGATGCTCGTAAAGAATTTTTTAAACTAGAGACAGAAGCACAGGATAAAATTAAATTTCTTTATCCAGATGCTACATATGCTAAAGAAGCAGACACATTTAGCGACAACGTTGTTGGGGCATTAAAGGCAACTGGTAAGATAGCAGCAAGCCCTCTTATTGGTTTGTTTAAGGGTCTTACTGTATGGACACGTATTCTTAATACTCCATATCTTATGTCACGTCAGGCTGCACAAGGCGAAGGTTTATTCAACAAACAAACATTTACTGATGCTTGGGATGGTCGCCGTGTCTATGATAATGGCGCATTAGACGAGACAGTTAAGTTTTTTGGTGAAGAGCGTGTAAACGTAGCAAAAGGAATCCTTGCTGGTTTAAAGCCAGGAGAAATTGTTTCTGCTGGTGGAAAAGTAACACAGAAAATGCTTGATGCTTTACAAGAAGCATACAACGAGCCAGAGAAGTTTAAGCAGGTAATGGACGGCGTTAAGTACGCACAGGTTTCACCTGGTCGCGACATCTTGCGTATGTTCGATACAAAGCCAACAAACTCAAGTTTGCAGCAGGATTACATTGACGGAAAGACTAAAAAACTTTCTGGTGCTATTGACTTTATTTATCAGTTAGCAGTTGACCCACTAACGTATCTAACATTCGGCACGTCTGCTCTTCTTAAGCGTGGAGATAAACTTGCTGCTATTGTTCAAAAACATGGTACTGCTGGCGTGCGACAAATCTTTGCTAGTGAACCAGATGTTGTGAAACTATGGGATGGACTAGGTTCAGAAATTAAACGTCTTAAAGACGCTCCAGATACTGCAACACGTTCTCTTGTTATTCGTGATATTAAAACTAATTTTCCTGCATACAACAATGATGAAGCGATTAAATTACTTGAACGCAATGACATTACAGATGCTAAGGCTGCCCTTGGATACTTTGAACAAGTAGAAAACGTACCGTTATTTCTTTCTGGTCGCGTTGATGGTGTTCAGTATTTCCGTAACGGTGTTGCTACAGCACGTAGTCAGCGTCGCTTAGGTGAAGGCATGGGTCGCTGGTTAGATAAAGAACTTAACTATACTGGTCGTACTGCAAAAGAAATTGCTAGAGATGGCGAAGATGCGTTTAAAACTTTATCTACACTAGGTAAAGAAGGCGAACTTTGGGCAGACAACCTTGACGACATTAAAAAGTTTTATGTTGGCATGTCAAAGAAAGAAAAACTTGCTCAGCGTTTTGCACGCAGTCCACAAGGTGGTGTAATTCTTCTTGGAGAAGATGCATATAAGACTGCAGATAACTTCCGTGCTGTAGCGCGTCAAGTATTGCCACGCGATTTGGCTGACTTTATGACACAGAAGTTTATTGTTGCAGATGCTAATGACCAAGTAGTCATTATGCGCAACATGTATGTTGGCATTATGCAGCGTTTTGGTCTCGATGGTCACGCAGATGGTAAAAAACTTATGGACGAAATTCTTAAGTCTAAGTTTGGTGACAAAGAAGGCTTATCAATTGTTTCTAAATTAGAAGTTAATCCAGCATTTGCTAATGAAATTGGCAAGGTTGGACTTAAAGTAGAAGATGACGTACTAAAGTATGAGTCATCTGGGATTATTCACCCATTTCAAGAGGCTGGCGCTATTGGTCCTCTCAACTACATTGAGATTGCACAGATGGCAGGACAGATTAAAAGCAAGAAGAACCTTATTGGTGCAATGGGTGGAGCAACTCAATTAAAAATTGCTGATGATTTTGTAAATGCATGGTCTGTTCTTACTTTGTTCCCACGCTTGGGTATCCGAAGTGCAATTGATGAAGGCTTTATGTTCCTTCTTACTGCACCTGGACGAGAAGTATTTGACCTTGCGCTTCGCAGGGGACACCGTTTAGGTAAAATGGCTACTGCTTACACTGGTAGCAAAACAGCAGAGCCACTTCGCCAATCATTAAAGAAGTGGATAGGCGGAACACGTACATCAGAAATGATACCTCTCGCTGACCGTGCTTCTAAGCGAGCAAAAATTGCTAAAGAGCAAGGTATTAGCGAAGATATGGTTCGTAGCCTTGATGTTGCATTTGGTATGGCAGAAGATGCCTCAATGCCATTCCGTAAAGGTGCTGATGATTTAGAGGCTGATTTAATTGTTGAGGGATTAGCGCATAGCGCACACCTTCTTAACTCTGCCACACGTTCTATGGCTGGTGCTGCTAGCATTACAGGCAAGTTTGACCGTGAAATTGTAGAAGAACTTATTGACCCTAACAACTATGACATGATGCTCAAAGAACTTGATGCAGTGTCTGGTCGTGGGGGTAAAGTTATATCAACAGATGATTTAGCAAAAGCAAAAATCTTTGGTGGTCGTGGTATAACAGTAGTTCACTTTGAAAACTGGATTAAACGTTTTTATGGAAACGCTAAGTCACTAGATGGTGCAGATGGAAAGCGTTTGTTTGACCCTTCGACTAACTTTCTTGCTAACAATGGACTTAGAACTGCTGCTGATTTCCGTAAGGCTAAGGATGAAGCCCTTGCTGCTATCGGCATACGCCGCAATACTGAACTTATTGAAGAAATTGGCGAAGATGGTGTTAAGTTACTTAAACCAAGTTCTGGTTATGTTGTTGTTGATGCTAAGGCTGTCAAAGAGTTTATTCAAATGTCATCTCGCAGCAGCGAACTTACACAACGTGGCGTTAGTCAAGTAGATATTGTTGTTGACCAAGTTGACCGCATACTTCTTGACCTATACTCAACCTTCCACGGTTCTGCTACTAAGTTTAATGATGAACTTTTTGATGCTGTTAAGTCACGTCATACACAATTGGTAGATGAAGAAACTAAAAGTCTAATACCTATTGCCGATAAATGGCACAAGTCTACTAAGGCTATTACATTTGAAGACTTTGAAAAGGCTACCCAAGGCTTTCAGCCTAAGGGTAAGATGTTTACATCTTTGCGTATTGAAGGTTTAACTGATGATGCAGAAAGCGTGCTTTCAAAGTATGGCAACCGTGCATTTGAATTAATGGACCGTCAAGTTACTGCGGCTTTCCGTCAACCTGCAGTAATGTTAGGTTATGTTCGTATTCGAAAGAACCTAATGGTTCTTCAAAAAGAAGAAACACGCAAAGCAGTTAAGCAAGCAATTGCTGACTTAGGTGATAATCCTTCTAAGTGGAAGATTAAAGAAGCAACAGAAAACGCCACTGAACTGGTAGTACGTAGATATGTTCAGATTGCTACACAGCAGGCTGCAGATACAGTACTTAAGTTTGCAGATAACCCATCTATTCGCTCCAACTTTGCACTTGCTCAGCGTAACGTAAGCCGATTCTATCGTGCTACAGAAGACTTTCATCGCCGTATTTATCGTATGCGTGATGTACCACTAAGAGTGGCATACCGTATTCGTTTGATGCATCTTGGTTTAGATTCATCTGGATTCATTCATAATGACGCTAAGGGCGACCCATATGTGATGATGCCTATGGATAACGTAATCTTTAAGACTGTTGACAGTACGGTGCGTACACTTACTGGTAATACTGCTTTCCAGCAACCTATCTTTAATGACTTTACTATGAAGTTAAAGTTGGCTAACCCATCATTCAGCCCTGATGCTGGTCTACCTACATTGAGTGGACCTATATCAGCACTAGGTGTTATTACAATGAAGGCTTTACTAGGTAAGACTGGTGCAGCAGGAGAAAAGTTTGGTGAAGAACTAGACAATTATGCATTAGGTAATATTGGTGAAGGCATGGATGTTGTTCGTGCAATTGTTCCTGCATCAGTGCAAAAGGCTTGGACTATCCTTAACAAAGATGAAAAAAATCGTCAAGAGGCTACTGCTGCTATGGCAGCAATTGCATATAACGCGTCTCAAGGACGCGGTATTGACCCCAATGCTACAGAAGCAGAAAAGTATGAATACCTAAAACAAATTCGTATATCTGCTCACAACATTATTGTTATGCGTTCAATCCTTGGTTTTTTGTCACCACTTGCTCCATCTATGCAAGAGAGTATTGGGCTTCCAGACTACTTAAAGGATGTTGGAATTACAGGGCTACGTCCTGAGTTCTACGATTTAGTTAATGGTGTTATGAAGACATATAATGGCGATGTTCAGGACCCATATGAGATGGCACTTGCTACCTTTGTGGGTAAGAATCCAGGCAAGTTAGTTTATACAGTAGCCCGTGATGAAAAACAAACTAATACCGTTATTCAAAAAACCAAAGAACTAAAGAATTGGGCTATTGAGAATAAAAATATAATTAAGACATATGGTGAAGCAGCCTTTATTTTTGCTCCATATGTTGGTGAGTTTGATGCTGCTACCTATGCTTGGCTAGAAGCAGCAGAGTTTATAAAAGATAAAGATGTAGAAAAGTATCTTACTGATGTTTTAGTATCGGGCGATAAGCAGGCTTACTATGATATTGGTCGTTTAGAGCGTGAGGCTCTTAATAATACATTCAGTATTTCTGAGCGTAGAGCACTTATCCAGCGTTCTACCAACCAAAGAGCAGCCCTTAAGTCTTCTAATCCATTACTTGAAGCAGCACTTACTGCTGGTGGTAATGAGGTAGCCTCAGAAGAACGCATGCTTGTTAGTATGGAAGAAATGTTGTCTAATATTGAAATTGACCTTCCTAAAGAATCACGTATGAAAATGTTAAATGTAACATCACAAGTTCGTGAGTTTATTAACTTTTCACTTGATTCTACTGCACGTCAGACAAGTAACTTTTCTGCTTTAAAGCGTGAGCGCAGAGAACAGATTGAAGCAATGATTCAAGACCTATCAATTGGTGACCTTATGCTTAAGGAAGCCAATCGTGCAATCTTCCGTGCAATTCTTAATTACTATTCCCGTGACACATATGTCGCAATACCGAGAGGGTAATAATGGCTAAACAACCAATTAACTCACGCATTATACAAGCCATTAACTTTGGTGTTGACAAACGTATTCCACTCGGTGTAGTAAACCAAGTCGTTGACAAGACTACAGGTAATCTTATTGGTTACATGCGCGGTGATAAGTTCTATGAACTTGGTACAGATGCTGATATTGTAGATGTTCAGGTTGCAAAAGATAAAGAAGAACTAACTGAGGCAAAAGCAGAGGCTGCTGCATCATTAGAGCAACGTGACCCATTTTTAAAACCATTCACTGAAATGAAACTTGGCGTAACCATTGACCCTGAAACGGGTAAAACAAAGGTTATGAATAAAGATGGTGAAGTATTTATTTATGTAGGTCCTGGTGAACCTAAACCTGGACCACGCGGCAGTTATCTAAAAACAAAAGATATGCCTAGAGATACAAGTGTTAATGTTCTTAATGACTTTGATGAGATTCGCAAAAAGATAATTAATGATGCTACCGCTACAACTGGTGGTATGGATACATTGTTTGAAAAGTTGTATAAGAATGGTTCTCTTTCTGAAGAGACATACAAGTCAAAGAATGTATCAGCGGATGATTTTAATACAGGTTTGTTATATGCTGTACGTAAGTTCTCAATTGAGACAGTAGATAAGTACACAATTAATGGCGTTAAAAAGCCAATGGAGTTTGGTGATTATTTATCAACAGGCTTTAAGGCTGCTAAGCCAACAAGCAAGACTGCATATGATGCAATTGTTACTAAGCGTCAAGACGCAGCAGAAGATGCTGACCAATTCTTTATGAAAAACGTAGGACGTAATGCTACTAAAGAAGAAGAAAACGCATATTATGAATTACTTCGTGATGCAGAAAAAAAAGCAGTTCAGTCTACTACTACTAGGTATGATGCTGAAGGTAACAAGATGGGTAGTACTCAGACTGGTGACCTTATGTCTGAGTTGGACAAGACCTTACTTCTTGGCAAAGTTGCTGGAAAGGCTATTCAAAATAGCGATATCAATACATTGCTCAGTGCTGGCGGCTCGGCGGCTAAGGACGTAAACTCTATTCTTTCATACGCTAAGAACTATGGGGTTGTTCTTACTAAGGAACAGGCTATGAGTTATGTAGCCACTAACCTTAAAAAAGGTCAGAACGTAGATGCAACTAGGGCAAAGATTCTACAGATTGCTAAGTCACAACCACAGTATGCTGCTATTGCAGACAAGATTACAAATGATGTAAGTGTTAAAGAACTTGCTGGTAACTACATCTACCAGAAGGCACAGACACTTGAACTTAATATGGATACTATTGATGTATTCGATAAAGATATTCAAGATGGTTTAACTGGCAATTTATCTATGACAGATTTCAACAAAAGACTACGCAAGAACTCTGCATGGGCTAATACAAAGAACGCTAAAGAAGAAGCCGCTAACTATGCGACTGATATTCTTAAATCGTTCGGATTGATGGGATAATGGCGCAGACAGCAGCACAGAAAAAAGCATCAGCGGCAAAGCAAAAAGCGGCAGACCAAAAAGTATTAGCACAAGCACAGGCTTTGCTTGCTAAGTCAAAGACTAGATTAGCCGAACTTGAAAAGACGCAAGCAGCGGCTACAGGTACTCCATTTGGACAAGCAGGTTCTGCTGCGGGAGTAGGCAATAGAACTCCATTTGGGCAGGCTGTTCCTAACTTTAAACCAACAATTACATTTGATACTGCACCTTCTAATGTACAGATTGGACCAATGATTGGTCCTAATCTAGGGCGAGACGCAGCATACGCGCTTGCTCAGGGCATGAAATTAACCCCAGAGCAACAGGCTGCTGCAGAAGCATTTAATGTTGGCAAAGGTTTAAATCCTGATGGAACTGCAAAAAATGTTAAAGAGCCAATCAGTAAAGAAACCCGCGATGCATATGCATTACTAGAAGCAGCCTTTAAAGAATATGGTTTAGATAGTTTAGTTCCAATTATTCGTCAATACATGGAAGATGACCTTGGACCAGAGCAGGCTAAACTTAAACTTAGAAGTGAACCTGTTTATAAACAAAGATTTAAAGGTAATGAATTAAGACTTGGCAAAGGTCTTAATGCTCTTAGTGAAGTAGACTATCTTGAACTTGAAAATGATTATAGTGAAACACTTAGGTCATATGGTATAGCAGATTACTTTGGTACAGCAACAGATGCTACTACTCGCCTTGCTCGTCAACAAAAAATGGCTGATGTTATTGGTAATAACATATCGGCACTAGAGTTTAAAGACCGTATTAAGACAGTAGTTACACGTGTAAATATGGCAGATGCAAATGTAAAGAATGAACTCAAGGCTTTTTATAATATTACTGATACTGATTTAATTAAGTATTTTTTAAATCCAGCAGAAGGTTCTGATAGATTAAAAGAGAAAGTAACTGCTGCTGAAATTAGTGCAGCATCTATTACTCAAGGGCTGGGTCAAACAAGTCTTGGCACAGCAGAAGAACTTGCTCGCCTTGGTATTGATAGAGCAGAGGCACTTGCTGGCTATGCCAAGATTGCTGAATACTTACCTACATCAGAAAAACTTAGTTCTATTTATAAAGAACAAGGCATTACATACAATAAAGCAACAGGTGAAGAAGAAGAGTTTAAGGGATTGGCTTCTGCTAAACGCAAACGTGAACGTTTGAAAGAAAGTGAAACATCTACTTTTGCTGGCTCATCTGGCACATCGCAACTAAGTCTTAAAAATAAGACAACTGCGGGACAAATCTAAAATCCTATCGGACCAACCAGCCCCGATAGCGTAGAAGACTGGTAGTAAGAGCCAGACTAGTTCCCCGACTAGAACCTGAGGCTTGCGATTCAAACGAATAGAAGGGTGGGTTGCTATGAGCAACAACTACTGGGATGAAGACGAAGACGACCTAGATACCGAAACCGAAGTGCAGATGGATGGAAGTGACTTACTTAAAAAGTTACGTAAAGCCAAGCGCAACGATGAAAAGCGTATCAAAGAACTCACTGAGCAACTTGAGCAATTATCCAAGACGCAGCGTGAGCGTACAGTCAAAGAAGTCCTAGACAAGAAGGGTGTCAATCCAAAGGCACAACGATTAATCCTAAAAGACTTGGATGATATTACCGAAGAGTCAGTTAATACTTGGCTTGAAGATAATGGAGACCTGTTTGGATTAACGCAGCCAGAGGTAAATCAAGAGCAAGAACTAAATCGTGCAGCCTTGCGGCAGCAAGATGTGGTTACTCAACTTGGTATGACCCCTGACCGAGCAGATGATTTATTGAATAGAATTAACAGTGCGGAAACCGCAGAAGAACTCCATTCAATTATCTACTCTCAAAGACAGTAATACATAGTAATTTCACAACTCACCTTGGAGGTGACAAATGCCTAACGCATTCACAAGTACAGGGTCCGCCACACTCGGCGGTACCTCTGGTGGTGCAGGTCTAGTCCAGCAAGCGTATGACCGCTTGCTAGAGTTTGCTCTTCGTTCAGAACCGCTAATCCGTTCAGTCGCAGATAAGACACCTGCCCGTCAATCAATCCCAGGTTCAACTGTTGTTCTACAACGCTACGTTGACTTGGCTCAAAATACTACTCCTCTGACAGAAACAACTGACCCAGATGCAGTAGCACTATCAACACCAACAAACGTTTCTATTACTCTTAACGAGTACGGAAACTCTGTATTGGTAACTCGCGCACTGGAACTCTTCAGCCTTGCTGATGTAGACCCAGCAATCGCAAACGTTATTGCTTTCAACCTAGCAGATTCTATTGATGCTGTTGCAATGGAAACATTGCGTGGCGGAACCAATAAGATTTTCGGTGGTTCAGCAACATCAACAGCAACAGTTGCAGCATCATCAACAATTGACTCAGCGGACATCCGCCGTGCAGTTGCTAAGTTGCGTGCTAACAAGGCTGTTGGACGCAAGGGTTCACTCTACTGGGCTGGTATCCACCCAGAAGTTTCACACGACCTACGTGCCGAGTCCTCTTCAGGACAGGGCTGGTTGCTCCCTAACCAATACGGTTCTTCACAGGACCGCATCTGGGCAGGAGAAATCGGTAACTACGAAGGTGCATACTATGTTGAATCAGCACGTATGTACAACGCAAAGACTGGCGCAGCCCAGACAGCACTAGCAACTGCTCCTGCAGTTAGCGGTGTTTCAGGTGCATTTACAATCGTCGTTGCAAACGGCGCATTCGGTGGACGTGCTGAGGTTGGAGATAACATCTCTGGTACTAACGTAGGTGGTTCAGGAACTAACGCAATTACAGCAATCTCTGTTGGAGCAACAAACACTACACTTACAGTGACTGTTGCTAACTCAGGAACTGTAGGAACTAATACTCTTACAGTAACACCAGTAACACGTGTATTTAACACAATCGTATGTGGACAGCAAGCAATGGCACAAGCCGTTGCTGAAGAGCCACACACAGTTATTGGACCAGTAGTTGACAAGTTGATGCGTCACCGCCCAATGGGTTGGTACGGCGTACTTGGCTTTGCTCGCTACCGCGAAGAAGCACTGTTCCGTATAGAAACAGGCTCATCAATCGCTGCTCTTTAGTAGCAATGAGGGGTAGGGCGAAAGCCCTGCCCCTCTCTAAACAGAGGACAATATGACTACATATATTTTTGAGCCACCAATAGTTAGAGAAGGTCCATCGGGTGGACATCGCCTGTTTAGTTTTTATAAGTTAAATGTAGGCATCAGTATTGTTAAAGATGCTGGGACATATAGACAAGTTCGTTATTTAACGGATGAAGATTTAAGAAGTTATCAAGAAGTTTATCTAGGTGGTAATAAACACGTAGTTGATGCAACTACTAAAGCCGCATTAATTGCTGGTGGTGTTGGAGTTACCGAAGACAATTTTACAGCACAGTAGGGGACAACATGGAATGTGACCATATAAGTAAAGTTATTAATTGGGCATATGAATTAAAAAATGGTCAAATGAATCAATATGTATCTTTATATGGGTGCACTAAATGTGATACTACATCACCTAAACCATTTGTAAACAAAGAAGAAGTTTACGTAACAGACCACAGCAATTGTAATTCTAATCCTTGCTTTGGATGCAAGGCTAAGGGATTACAGTTAAGCACAGGCGATGCTAATGGAAGAGCCGCTATGCCAAAGCGTAAGTGGGAAGGCGAATTAGCAAGATATAAAGAAGCACGCAGACAAGGTATCCAACCAGCAGGGACAACAATGGATAAAATTATTGCTGCGGAAAAAGCATCAGAGAATTTGGGTCGGGCTTACAATGCTGAGAAAGACCCAAATGCAAAATCTATAGATAAATCAACCGCTAACGCAATCAACGAGGTAAAGAAAGCAGGACTATAATGCCTAAAGTAGGAAAGATGTCATTCCCATACACAGCAAAAGGTATGGCAGCAGCAAAGATGGAAAGCAAAAAGACTGGCAAGAAGATGGTTAAGAAGACTGCTATGAAAAAAATGGGCAAGAAGAAGTAATGCGTATGCAAAAAAAGGCTACGCCTACACCTAAACCTAAAGTAAAGGTTAAGCCTACTCCTAAACCTACAGCAACTAAAAAGGCTACGCCTACAGCAAAACCAAAGAACGTACCAGTTCCAAAGTTTACCGCACCAAGCGTTGCTGAGTTTAGAAAGTCTGCTGGTTACATAACAGGTTCTATGGGATACAAAGAATATGTTGACACAATGTACGAAGTTTATAAAGCAAAGAATAAGAATAGATAAATGGCTGACCCACGACTAAAGCGAGCAGGAGTATCTGGTTTTAATAAACCAAAGCGTACACCAAGCCACCCTAAGAAGTCACATATTGTTGTGGCTAAAGAAGGCGACAAGGTTAAGACTATTCGCTTTGGTCAGCAGGGTGTTACTGGTGATAGAAAGCCGACACCACGTCAGGCTTCATTTAAAGCACGTCATGCAAAAAACATTGCTAAAGGCAAAATGTCAGCAGCATACTGGGCAGATAAGGTGAAGTGGTAATGCCAGCAAAGAAAAAATCTACAGTAAACGCAGCAGGTAATTACACTAAACCAGGCATGCGTGCTTCGTTGTTTAAAAAAATTAAGGCTGGCTCTAAAGGCGGAGACCCTGGAGAATGGTCAGCGCGTAAAGCGCAACTACTAGCAGTTCAATATAAAAAGGCAGGCGGAGGCTACAAGTAATGGCACTTGCTAAATCTCAACAGTCTCTTAAAAAGTGGACTGGTGAAAAATGGAAAACTTCTGATGGCAAACCATCTAAAGGCAAGAAACGTTATTTGCCTACTAAAGCATGGGCTGCTTTAAGTCCTGCCGAAAAAGCAGCAACTAATAAAGCCAAGGCTGCAGGTAATGCCAAAGGTAAACAATTTGTTAAGCAACCTAAATCAATTGCAAAGAAAACGGCGGGGTATAGATAATGGCTACATTATCAGATATGATTAATGAAGTGTCTATTAACCTTTCAGGTTATACGCTTCAGCAAGACCGTGCTACCCACATTACTACGGATGTACCAGCAACTGCCTCAACTATTGCAGCACCAATTAACCTATCCCTTGCATCTACTGATAGCGTAGGTAAAGGTATTGTTGAAATTGACGAAGAACTATTCTGGATAGATAACTATGACCGAGTTGGTAACACTGCAACTATTGCTCCCTATGGTCGAGCATATCTAGGTACTACTCTTGCTTCACACACCGCAGGTACTAAGGTTACTATTGCTCCTACATTCCCACGCTTTGTAATTAAGCGTGCAATTAACGATACTATTAATGCTATTGGCTCATCTATCTTTGCAGCCAAGACAACTACAATTACTTCTAATCTTTCTACATCAGCGTTTAGGTTACCTGCTACTGGTGCTAGCCTAAACATTCGTTCTGTTCTTGCTGTTGCATATGAAGCAATAGGTCCAAGTAAAGAATGGATACCTATTCGCAATTGGCGTTTTGATGGTAATGCTAACTCAAGTGCATTTACTAGCGAGCAAACTATATCTATCTACGACATGATTACTTCAGGTAGAACTATTCAAATTGTTTATTCTACTGACCCTTCTGTATTTCCAGAACTAGCAACTCCTACATTAACTAATGCACAGGTTTTTGAAACAATATCAGGTCTTCCATCTTCATGTAAAGACCTAGTTATTCTTGGTGCTACTTATCGCTTGCTATCTAATCTTGACCCAGCACGTGCTGCAATGGTTAGCCCACAGGCAGATGAAACAGATTCCAAGCGTCCGTATGGTTCATCTCAATCTATTACAAGACAAGTTTATGCTTTGTTTACTCAAAGACTAAGCGAAGAAATAAAAAATCAACAAGACAGATATCCTATCCGTGTCCACTATTCCCTTTGATAGGCAGATAAATGACAAATAGAAAATACTCATCCAGAGCACAACAGACCACACTAAGCAGTCCTATTACTTCTACTGCTACAACTATGACAGTAGGTAGTGGTGCTAACCTAATGGGTGGTAGAACACCTGCAGTAGGTGAAACCTATACAGTTGTTATTGACCCTGATACAGCACTTGAAGAAATTGTAGACGTAAGTAATTATACATCTGGTAATACTCTTACTATTACTAGGGGTATTGATGGCTCTACTGGTGTAGCCCACTCTGCTGGTGCAATAGTGCGCCATATGGTTATTGGTCGTGATTTAAGAGAAGCCAATGAACACATTGAAGCAACCACAGGACACGGTGCAACTGGTGCTGTAGTTGGTACAACTAACACACAAACTTTAACTAACAAAACTTTAACTGCACCTATTTTAACTGCTCCAGTACTAGGCACTCCAGCCTCTGGTGTAATGACAAACGTAACTGGACTTCCACTAACAACTGGTGTAACTGGAACTCTTCCAGTAGCCAACGGTGGAACTGGTATTACTGCACTAGGAACTAACATTGCTACATTCCTTGGTACTCCATCAAGTGCTAACCTTGCTGCTGCTTTAACAGATGAAACTGGTAGCGGAGCAAATGTATTTGCTACTAGCCCAACAATTTCTAGCCCTACTATTACTGGTACTGGTGCTATTGCTGGTACATTTACTGGAAACATTACAGGCAATGTAACTGGCAATGTTACAGGCAATGTCACTGGTACATCTGGTTCTACTACGGGTAATGCAGCCACAGCAACAGCCCTTGCTACAGGGCGCACAATTAGTCTTACGGGTGATGTAAGTGGCACTTCTGCATCATTTGATGGAACTGGAAACGCAAGTATTACAGCAGCAATTGCTGCTAATATAATTGTAGATGCAGATATTAACGCTTCTGCTGCTATTACGGCTACTAAGATTGCTGGAACTGCTGTAACTCAAGCAGATACTGGCACGGTAACATCAACTATGATTTTAGATGGTACTATTCTTAATGCTGATATTAACGCATCTGCAGCCATTGCTCTTAGTAAATTAGCGACTGACCCACTAGCAAGAGCCAATCACACTGGCACACAAACAGCGTCAACTGTTTCTGATTTTGACACTCAAGTTCGTACATCTCGTTTAGACCAGATGTCTGCTCCTACTTCATCGGTTGCACTTAACGCTCAAAAGATTACAGGTCTTGCTGACCCTACATTGGCACAAGACGCGGCTACAAAAGCATACACAGACCTACAGATAACCAACCTTATTGCAGCAGCACCTGGTGCTTTAGATACTCTTGATGAGTTGGCTGCAGCACTTGGTGATGATGCATCTTTTGCTACTACTGTAACTAACTCTTTGGCTGCTAAGTTGCCACTTGCGGGTGGCACTATGTCTGGTGCTATTGCTATGGGTACAAACAAGATTACAGGTCTTGGAACTCCTACAAGTAACACAGATGCAGCAACAAAGGCTTATGCAGATACAATGCTTCCACTTGCTGGTGGAACAATGTCCGGTGTAATTGCAATGGGAACTAACAAGATTACTGGTGTTGGAGACCCAACTAACGCACAAGATGTTGTCACTAAATACTATCTTGATAACGTAGTCCTTGCTCCATCTAACCTTACTGGTCCAATTACTTCTACTGGTTCTGCAACTTCTATTGCATCACAAACAGGTACTGGTACAAAGTTTGTAGTAGATAACAGTCCAACACTTATTACCCCTGTGTTGGGTGTTGCAACTGCTACATCTATAAATGGAACAACTATTCCATCTAGCAAGACTCTTGTGGCTACAGACTCAACTCAATATGTAGTACCAAGCCAGACTGGTAACTCAGGTAAGTATCTAACTACAGACGGAACAACCTCATCTTGGGGTACCGTTGCTAGTTACTCAGCACCTACACTTGGCTCAACATCAATTGCATCAGGAGCCACAGTAACAACAATTTCAGGCTTAACGGACATTGTGCTTAATG